CAGTGCCCAAATATAATAGGTTGGTTTGCCATGGTACTTGAGGCAGATAGACTGGACTTCGCGGAGAGCATCAACAGGTTCAGGGAACCCATCATCAGAGGCGACCTCGATGTCGATGTCAGCAACCAGCACCTGCTTGGGGTCAAACTGTATCTCGTTGGGAAACTTATCTTGGATGTACTGCGCGGCAAAGTTGTTATTGCCATGTGCTTCGAGGGAGTCAACATACTCATATCGTTTGCTGAACTCGGTTGCCTCCTTCATGGTGTCGAAGGTGACAGGTTTGACTGGACGACCGTCCATGGTGTTCCACTCAGTCTTTCCTGCTTGACTGGTGGTCAGATACATCACTGGGTCAAACGTGTCACGGAACTGCTCACGGACACCGTCTTTGTACCCACGGTAACAGATGTTGTTACCGATGCGAGATATATTTGTGTAGAACTTCATTCAACTCTCCATAATTTAGACTCTATTCTACAGCAAACGGAATAGAATAGCAACTCAAAATTCATCAAATATAACAAAGTCCCTTCGCATTGGTCCATTTGAGGAGTGCTTTGAATCAGGCACAGTGAGATCATCAACAACGTCACTGTAGTCAAATAGGTTGGTGTTCTTCATACCAGTGCAATAGAATTGCTTGGTAGCAGGTTTGTATAGTACACCACTTCCATTGAACTGTTGCTTGATGCCTCTGCCCGACGAAATGAAGTCGCCATCAAACACTTCTTTGCAGGGTAGCAACCAATCTCGGTCGGTGGTACTCCAACCCAAGGTTTTGCTGTCCTGTATTATACCCATCGGACCAGAGTATCTCCTTCGCACATATGGGAAGTCGTCCAGCAGGGCAACATACCACGCTGAATACGCCTGAGAGAAGCGGTAGAACTCCATACAGGCACCTGGAAAGTATCCGTCAACCTTACCCCATACTGTCTCGTACATTGCTCTAAACGACTCCTCGTTGACGAGAGCAGCGTCATGCTCCATGACTGCGAGGTCATCTTCGCCATCTGCCATACGCTTGATCAGCGTATAATGCGAGTGCATGATGGACTGATATGTAGGGTTGTCATCGAACGTGCCACCGAAGAACCTTGCCCTTGCCGCATCTTCACCGTTTTTGCTAACATAGAATGGAATTGGTTTGAAATTCCGCTTGTAGCGAATTGGGAGTGTGTTTGGTTTGGTGCATTGAACTGGGGTGATAGACAATATATCTTTCACTGGCGCGAAAGATTCAATCGACTTGTTCATGTATTGGACAGAGACTGGATTGTCAAAGTCCACGATCATATAAGCGTTTATCACATACCACCCACAGGGTTAAACTATAGATTGTACCAGCATCATACAGGTTATGAATACTGTAGATGTTAGCAACGTCCATACAGTAATATCTCTCTTGCGCATTACTCTTTGACGGTTTTCCTTATGAAATGAATCATGCTTCATGTTTACTTTCTGCTCCCTATGTTGTATTTTTGACAGAGTTCCCATTCCTTTTTATCGCGGAATGAAACTATCTTAATTTGCCTCAGTGGTGTTTTGTCTTTTGCTTTCGATGAATCTACAAGATTGACAAGACCCCAATCACTCAGCAACGTTGCTATGGTGTTGCGTCTACCCAAGTCTGATTCCTCAAGGTTTGCTTTCTTACCATCCAACAAGAACAATTCCTTGAAGTGAACGATAAAGTACCGACCTTGCTTGTGTAGTATGTGACAAGATTGCCACAACGTCTGCTCCTTCCTTGAAGCAACCCCAATACGGGTCAATGTTTCTCGAACCTTCAGAAAGTCGTCTGGTTCGTTCAACGTAATCTCGAGCATATCGCTGGGAGACCATTTCACTATTTCGTTCATGAGATGTAACCTATTCCAAATTGTTGTTATTAGTCAAGCACTTCAATGTGCGAGTCTATTTAGCGTTTTCCTCCTTTATACAATTTGGACTTGATTGAGGCAATATCTTCGGATGTGAATAGGTCCATCACGCTTTCTGCCTTTGAATCACTGTAGTTGTAATACTCTTTGACGAGAGCAACGTTGTCTACAGCGTCTTTCTTCACCCACTTGCTGAATCGTTTGCGCTTGCGGATAGATGTGCGCAGGAAATCATATTGCATGCGACCATCCAGTTGATGACAACGGTTCATCTCATTGGCGAGAAGTACAGTGTCTTGGAAGTATGACAATCCACGGTTGACCATGAATGCTGGATACTTGGACTCTTCCAGTGGATCCATTATATCTTTCTTGGTCATGTTGACGCTGTTGAGGTAATCGAATGGACTACTCATCAGTGTATAGTCTCCGTGCCCTTGGGTTCTGCCAGAGCATTGGCCACGTCAGTGTACAGGTCATACGCCAATGATGTACCATAGATCTTCTGTAGTGCTTGCAACTCGCCTACAGAGAATGATCGCAGTTCTACTTGCGCCATCGCTTCGAACTTGAGCATCAGGGCGGTCAACTTCTTGAAGAGGGACACGTTCTCTTCTTCTGTCATCGGGGCGTCTTCCATTACAGGTACTCCAAGTTGGCCATACACTCAGTCAGACATGCGACCATATTCAACTCGTGGTCTGCAACAAATGCCGCTTTGAATTGGTAATCTGCGAGGATAAGAACCAGTTGCGGGATGCTGTTTGGTTCGACCTTGTCAGTCATAGAGTCGTACACGCCACGGAAGATTGCTGCGCTCTCAGTGTCCATATTGTTAGCAACCCACTTGCGCATTTCCTTGAAGTCCTTGGACTTGAGGTGACCAAACAGGTCGGAGATGCTGCTGGATGTAGACTTGCTGATAACGTCGAGGTGGAGAATACCACCACGTGAGTGACGTTGGAGTTCGTTCAGGATTCGACGCCAGTCTGGGGCGTGACGCATAATCAACTCGGCAACGAGGTTGGGGTCATCAACAGTGATGTTCTCATCCTTGAGTATACCCATGGTGCGCTTCATGAACTGCTCGCAAAGTTGCGCCATGTCCTTCTTGCTTGTGTTGAACTCGATGACACCACAACGAGAGTGTAGTGGTTCGATGATCTTATTCTTGAAGTTGCATGTGAGGATGAAGCGACAGTTGTTGCTAAACTCCTCGATGAACCCACGCAATGCGGGTTGGGTTGATTGGGCGTTCAGGTAGTCTGCCTCATCGAGTATGACGACCTTGTATCCACCTTGTAGGGATACGCTTGATGCGAACTGCTTGATCTTACCACGGAGCGTGTCGATGTTACCTGACTCGGAAGCATTGATCAAGATGTAATCTAGGGAGAGTTCGTTGCATATCGCACGTGCAACAGTGGTCTTACCAGTACCAGCAGTGCCAGTCAGTAAGAGGTTGGGGACTTCGCCAGTGTCGACGATCTCTTGAAATGTTTTCTTGAGGTTGGGTGTGAGTACACACTCTTGGATATTCTTGGGGCGATACTTTTCACACCATAATGCATCAGTCATAGTTCTCTCCATAATATAAAATAAGTGAGCAGTTTACCTCGTGCTCAGGAGACGGGTGCGTTGCACCGACCAGAGCGAGTTTAGTGTCATCTCGGGACGTTCGAACTATCGTGCGCCAAGCAATGCGTATGCAGCAGTTACCATTGAGCGAGTTGGAGTGCCCAGACGATAGAAGGTTTTTGTTGCGCCCTTGCTGTTAGTGCGAGCGTTGCCGAAGATAGCATATCCCTTTGCGCGGAGTTGACGAACAACTTCGTGAGGATTTCCTGCGCTAAAGCGTGAAGCGATTTGCTTTGCGGTGAGTTGCTCACCTGCTTGTAGTGCATTCAAGAGACGTGCTGGTTGTGATTGTGACATAGTTATTACCATAATTTAAAAATGTGTCCGTTGTTAAAGGTGGAACACTATACCTTATTCTTGCTGGCGAGGCAGGGATCGAACCTGCGACATCTTCATTAACAGTGAAGCGCACTACCGCTGTGCTACTCGCCAATACAAACTTTAATAATCGTTGATGCTCTCAAGGTGGGCGATGCGAGCATTATGCTCTTCACGCCACTTCTCTTCGGAAACACCATTTCGTGCTGCCTTGGAGTTGGCATAGGTGTATTCCTTTGCCTGTGCAATTGCTTGCGCCCTGCGTTGTGCTTGTGTACGTTGACTCTTCATACCTTTGGTATCCTTGCTTTTGTGATCAATTCTAATTCATATGCAGTAAATGGGCGTTCAACTTCTTCACGCCATGTGTTGGGGTCTGCGAACAATGCGTCGCTGGCACCGTATCCATCCACCTTGTTGTACTGGTAACAGGTGTGGGACACCATCTGTCGATAGTTGATCTCACCGTTCAGATGCCTCAATGTCATCTTCATCATAAATTGGACATCTTCAGTATTGCTCTTCAGACTGTTGAACTTCTCGATAGAAGCACCAACTTTGTCCACGCAAACCAAACGCTCGAACCAATATTCATGATCACCAGTGAAACCGCTGAGGTCAAACATCCAACAGGCGAGGTCGCCTGTCAGTTGGTGACCTTTGCTTTCAACATACTGCCTCAGATCTACTCTGTTCCATGAGGATTTCATGAGACCACTATTGTCATCCCTAGTATTCCGAGTATGTATCTCGCACCCCAATAGGGAGAGCACATTGACATCAGGGTTAGACCGCGCAGTTTCAATTATCTGCTGGTGGCCACCTTGAAAGAAACGATCATCACCGTCCAACTTTATCAGGTGGGTGTAATCAGTGGTGAGGAAGTGGTCCAAGCAGGACTGGTGACCAGCACCTGCAAGACCGTTTGACTCAGTGTGTACAATCGGATATCGACGCGACCATTTACTGTTATCCAACTCTGCTCTGTACTTCTCGTCGAGAGTATTGCACACAATATGTACATCATTATTCCTTGGGATACTTGCCAGTGCTCTTTCGAGAAGAGGCAACTTGCCCGAGGTCAATACTGTGGTCAAAAACTTCATCAAATAATCCTAGTCGTTTTCTGACTGGAACTGCTCACACATCTGTGCGATAGAGACACACTGGTCTCGCAGTTGACCGATAGCAGATAACTCTTCACCCTTCACTGCGCCACGTTGACACATAGCATCAACGACAGAGATAGTGGTGCGCGATGCGCGGAAAGCGGCATCATACATGGGACGAATCGAATCGACTGTTACTGTTTTTTCTTTGGACATGTTACTTATGCTCCGTATGCAGATGATTTCTCAAGGGCAATGTAGTAAACTACATCAATGGTCTTACAGGTGAACTTGCTGATCAACTTCGAAGAGATCTCAACGTCATAGTCGCCAGAGATTAACTTCATGTTAGCAATGTTCATGATGAACGTGAACTCAGTTGAGTCGCATGTTCCTGGAACAACGATGTCGAATGCGTTTGAAGTGGTGTCCGTGTTGTCTACAACAGAGAGTTGGATGCCACCCTCAACAGCAGTGATAGACACTTTGTCGTGACCTAATGCTGCTGCTGCGCTGCGAACACGCTTGAGGGTTGCTTCGTCCAATGTGAACTTCACTTCTGCTTCGGGCATCGGGATGTCCTTGGCAGGTGAGGTCAGGATGCTGACATCACTGTAGAAGTATTTAACACTGGATCGACCAGAGGAGTCAGACACCTTCACAGAGTCAGCACCGAAAGCAAGTTCAGGTGCGTCAACAAGACCAAGCACCGAGAGAAATTCGTTGAGATTGTAGATGCCTACGCTCTTGTCGAAAGACTGCTCGAGATTGGCGACTGCCATCACGTTCTTTGCTTCGGCAATGGTCTTCACAACGTTG